TCTTAGCCCACTCAGAGATCTTCTGATTGTTACGAGCCAAGCGGATGGACTTCTGATTGCGCATCATCATGGTGAAGAACACTGCTTGCACCTCACTGGATGGAATGCGATCAACAAAGCCCATGAACTTCGTCAACTGATCTTGCGTCTCAAGCACATCGACTGCTTGGAACATGATCATCAACTGCGCACTGATATCCTTGGGGACTTCGATACCCTCTGGGTCTTTGCAGATGTCCTTCACATCAGCCAATGATTTCTCCATCATCAAGAATGCTGAGAGATCACCTGCGAATGACGCACCGACTGTGCCTGCTAATGCAACCTTCAACGAGTTCTCAGTCATCTTGTCACGATGCTTGACGATCACATCTGCCTTCGCCAATGAGCGAGGAGACACAAACGACAACGCACTCATAGATGGTTTGAAGATGTATGGGTTGTCCTTCTGATCACCGTCAATGTAGGATGCCAAGCAACGAGGGAACATCGCAACGCCCGCACGAATGACACGAGAGATACCATTCTCTGATGCCCATTGCAACCACTCATTCACATTGGGCTTCGCCATGCGCATGATGCACACACGATTACCCGCATGAGCGAGCATGTTGTCACCGACACCATCTGATGCATTATTAGATGTGCCGAACACGATGGACTTGACATCGCCTTTCTTGGGCAATGCCTTGTCACCCACCATACGCTCGAGCATGAGCCTAGTGAAGATCACTTGCAATAACTTGGGAGACTTCATGAACTCGTCAAGCAAGATGATCTTAGGCTTAGAGTCTGAGAGGTTGAACAACTCAGAGACATAGTATTCCAACTGACGATTGGCATGGTTGGGAATAGTCATACCGATGTCCGACATATCTTTCACGGGACAATCGACATAGATGTAGTCATACTTGTCACCCTCGATGCTTGTGCCGTCTGCGGGAGAGCGCCATGTATCACCGTTGTCTGATGCAATCATAGATAACAGCGAGGTCTTACCACAACCGGGTTCGCTTTGGATGATCGGAGTTAACTCACCACCTATCAATGGGATGATAGTGCGGAGTTCGTTGATGGATACTGTATTGACGAATTGGACTTGTGCCATGATTGATTACTTTCTTTACTGATGTTGAACTAAAGGAACGTCTCTGCGGGTTACACGCAAGAGAACGAACCGAACTTGCCGAGGATACTGTCAATATCCTCTTTCACTGAAGTGCGCACCGCATCGGACTCACGGATGAGTTCTGCGTCTACACCTTCCAATGCTCTCTCCAACGACGCCCTTGCTTCCTCCAACTCAGGGCTGTCTGTCAGATTGAACTCTTTGAATGACTCGCACATCTCTTTCGCTTTCAAGATGGTCGTGTCATAGATCTTTCTCTTCTTGGTCTTGGTCTCGCCAGTGTTAGCGTCAACGCCTGTCTCGTCAACACCGCAACAATGGCTAATGGATTTCATAACATCCAAGAACCTTGTTTGCTGTTCCACCATCACATGGGACACTATTTCCTCTGCTTGACTGGAGTATGTGGCAAACAAGTCATCAGCGATGTCTTGCGCAATGGCGCACCTGAAATCACTCATTGGGACTTCGCTCACGAAAAGTCGAACACCGAACTTAGATGCCAGTTCCTCTTTAGCGGGGTAGTCATTGCGGTCGAACATATCGCCTTGCTTGAACGCCATGTCGCTCACGATGCTGTCGTATTCAGTCAAGAACTCGCCTAAGAGTTTATGAAACGATGCTTCGTGGTCGTTGTATTCTTGCTTGAACTTGGGCATGTCTACGCTAGGTAGATAGTCCTGTGCATTGTTCCAACGATAGGTTCTGCGCTTGACCCAGTTATAGATAGTCTGACGATAGTTCACGATCGCCTTGTGCTTGGGGTGATCGGCTAGTAGGTTCTTCACATACTTGCCCGCGTGTTGATCGGCTTTCTTTGCCGTAGTAACCTCATTGCTGATGCCACGATCTTGCTTGGTAGCAGACCACACATTGACATCGACATGCACTAGCATGCCCGAGGTTGCAAGACTAATAAGATGATTTGGTTTCGTTAGTTCCATATTCATGGACACTCTCCCTTTGGTTTGGTTTAAAACAAATCCCACTGATGCGTGGGACACTATCTAGTGGGACTTACTGGACGCTTCCCAACTGTCATAAGTATAACACAACTTGACATATGAGTCAAGCAGTTTACTCAACTTTTTCATCTAGCCAATCGCAAGTGATCTCTCTGTTGAGACGGATGTAGTCATCTTCCAATTCACCAAACGCTCGTTGGTTGATGTCATCAGCCTCCTCGCCCACTATGAACATCTGACCAACTATCGTGTTGTTGTCCTCGCTGAACTCTCGTGCTAAATCCCACAATGCTTCGTGTGCCTTCACCTCGGCATAGTCGGGATACCACTTGATGTCATGTGGTGTATGAAAGTTGAATTGCCACTTTACCATGTTGATCTCGAGCCACTCGTTGATCGAACCCTTCTCGCCCGCCCACAATGCTGGTATCTTGGACTTGGCTTCGCATAAGAATGTATTGAACGACTGTTCGCTCTTTTTATCGTCATCGCCCACGAATCGTATGGTGTATGCCACCAATGATCTATAGCCCATTGACTCCTCCTTTGTGTGATGAGTTCAATCCCTTGAGCAAAGACATATCTGTTACTAATATGTAGTTGGACTTAGGCATGGGCACGACTGTGCGCACCACACGCTTGGACTCGGACTCACCGCATGGCATACACATCTTGTAGCCGAGAGCCCATCGTTGGTTGGGGTAGGTTGTGCCACACATACGGCACTCTGCTCTGAATATTAAATTGGTTGTATCAGTCATACTCTGTTGTCCCTTGTTGCTTGTGCGTATGTGTCACGGTGAAACTCCATGTCCCGCACAAAGAAGTGTGTCTCGAGTTTGTCGGGGTCTTGCTCACACAGCCACGCATCCCACAGTGCCAGATCTTTGTGTGCATAGATGCCTATGACTTTCTCGCTAGATGCAGTGACTTCGACTAGCGCATAGACTGACTCAGGCAGAAAGGGGTTAGGCATTAGATTGGCTTCCACGGCTTCGTGGATTGCTATGCTAAGTTGTTTCATCTGTCCCATAATGATCTCCCAGTTGATAGATTGATAATGAATCCCACGCAGGCGTGGGACACTAAGTAAGGATGTCTGCAAGACGCTTCCCGACTTGCTCTCAGTATACCATAACTTGACATATATGTCAAGGCTTTTATACTACTTTTTTACCTAGTATTTTCTGTTCCAGTTGTTCCAAATGTTCCAATTTCTTAACTTTACTTTTAGAACTTGAGATTTTAAAAATCCGTAAGGAAAAGTATTAGTTTGAGTGGCTTTTTCTTCTATATATATAAATATTTATATTTAATTAATTTAAGGTGTTCCGATGTTCCAGTAAATTTGGGGGTGTATACCTTGGCGGGCTTCTCTTTTTGCACTGGCTGGGCAAAGGTCTTGCTCACAGAAAGTTGGATAGATTTACCTACCCTGCCACAAAACACTGGAACATTGGAACAAACGCTGTAAGTCATTGATTCATAAGGCGAATCTTGTTGCCACTTTTTTTCTTGTTCCAACACTTTTATTGGAACAGACTGGGAAAACCAATCCCACGCATGCGTGGGACGTTATTTAAGGTTTTCAGAACTGATGCAACGCACGCACACACACGCGACCACAAATAACTGGTATCAAATTTGAGGGACAAAAAAAGCCCGACCGAAGTCGGGCGTGGCTACTTATTTGTAGGTTTTCCAAAAGGCTGTTACAGCCAGTTTGAATTTTGCAGGGTCAGCCGTGGTGTCACCTTTTGCGTGTTTCACCTTAACCGATTTCTCTTGCGCTGTGAATGCATTAGTCATTGACTGAGCAAAGTCTAGCGTTGTGCGTGTCGATGTCTGACCCTTGTTCAAGATCTTGCGAGCCTTGATTTTAAGATCACCTAATCGGTTAGAACAGTAATCAGAGACATCTGATCGCCATTGTTTTACAACGCCATGCAAGGCTGGGTTAGTATTCGCTAACTTACCAAACTCTTGCGATGAGTAAGAAAACGCATACGCCACGCCTATTTCTACTTTCTCGACTTTCTTGTTCTTAACTTGCTCATCTGTGGCGATCACATAATGTCCGTCAATGACGGCATAGGTGACTGGGGGCTTGTTGTCATTGCATCGCATGCGATACCCCTCATACAATTCAGCCCGAGCCTCTGGCGATACCTCATTAGGAAAGCCTGCAATGTTGTCCAATGCATACTGTGCTTGCGAATCGATAGCATCGCCTGCTTTTGCTTGTTGATAACCTAGATCTTTCAGTGATGTGAATACAGTCATGATGACTCCTTAAAAGTTAATGTATCAGTAGAAGAATTTCTAGCCGATGCTTATAGATAGCATTTTGTGGAGTCTTAAGTAAAGCCCCATGGGGGGATGGAGTCTTATTTAACGCGCCCGCCATCACGCACCCGCTCCCGCGCGCGACCACAAATAACTGGTATCAAATCTCAGGGACAAAAAAACCCCGCAAACCTTGCGGTCTGCGGGGCGGGGGCTAAGTGGTTATGCGTTCCACTTCACCATAAACGCAACCTTTGCGTCATTGAACTTCTTATCCACGGCAGTAGTATCGCCACGATTCTTTGCACCTTTGAGGCGTGTGGGGGCGGTGTCTTTGAACCACTCTTCCACGAACTCTGCAAAGTTCTTATTGGCGGTGCGCGTGCGTTCCTTGCCTTCGTTGAGAAGTCTATGAGCACAACGCTTCAAGTCTGCTAGGCGGTTACTACAATATGTAGAACACTTCTCACGCACTTCTTTGACCAGAGCGTGTAGCGCGGGACGCGTGTTGGCTAGTTTGCCGAACTCTTGTGAAGTGTAGGAATAAGCGTATGACACGCCTATCTCTATTTTCTCTACATTCTTGGCTTCGATATGTTCTTGCGTGGCTAGAACATAGTGATCGTTGACAACCGCGTAGGTTTTCTTCGGGAAGAGTTGATCGAAGCGCATACGATAACCCTCGTAGAGTTCGTCCTTGGCTTCGCTAGAGACCTCCTTGGGGAAGTCTGCTATGTTGGCAATGGCGTAGCGCGCTACGCTCTCAAGGGTGTCGTGAGCACCCGCTTGCTGGAAGGCACTATCTTTCAACGAAGCGAAAGAGTTGGTGAGCATTGCGGTTGCAACGGGGGAAGTGCTAGTTTTAGTCTTAGCAGACTTTGTTGACGTAGTAGTCATGTTCATATCTCCATAAAGATGAACGATTGAAATAGTCAGGGCAGAATTGCTTGCTGACATAATCTATATAGCATTTCGTGGGGTCTTAAGTAAAGTCCCACGGGGTAATGGGACGCTATTTAACGCGCTTGTATCACGCACGCACTTACGCGCCCGACGACAAATAACTGGTATCAAACCCTCCCCGAAGGGAGGGCTGATGCTTAGCGCACTCTGCTGTAGTCTTCGCCATCTATCTTGGCGCAGAACGTAGCACGTTGCACTTGTTCTCTAGCCTTACGAAAGAATTCGTATCGGCTTGGTAGTTCAGAGAAGGGGCGACGCTGGTGCATCGCCTCTCTCATCGCGCCCCACACGTGAGCGCGCCAGATGTTACGTTGACCCGTTGTCATCTCTGAACGCTGGGTCAATCCACAACATGATCTGCACCATGAGCAGACCGCCAACCACAAAGGCAACAGTATCCCAACCGATGTAGTCGTGTCCTGATGTAATGCCTAGTTTGATGCAATACATGCGAGACATGAACACCATGCCGATGATGAACCAAGTGAGAGCATCCACTACTTTGCGGACTCCACGGATTGCTGACATATCAATCTCCTTAAGATGGGGGGCTGTCGCCCCCCGAGGTTTAGCGGTAGTAACGCACCGCAACACGTTGACCAAACATGTTGGTTATCTTGATGAACACATCCTGTTTAGGATATGCATACATCGTTGCCTTAGCATCGCTAAGAGTCCAAGCCTTGTGAGTCTTAACCAACTCACCCCAACGCACTGCTACTGTATACATAGCAATCTCCCGTGTAGGACTGGCTGACTTACCTGATGTGGCTAGTTGCAACCTGTCCATACTATCTATATAGCATGTGGATGTGCCCTATTGCAAATTTCTAGGGGGTACGCCCTGCCACCCCCACCCCCCAAGGCATCCAATGGGTCCCCCCGCGCACCCCATACCCCATAATGAACACAAATAACTCCACATTTATTCAAAGTTTGGGACTCCTATATGTATAGATATGTACAGTTTTTATACATTTAGAGCGCCACGCCGAAGCAGAAAACCTAGTATCCATGCGGGTTAGCGGACTTTTCGGTAGTAAGTACTTATTGCCGATCTGAAGTACCCCCCTTGTCTTTTATTTCGTATATGTAAAAAAATTTTTTACAAAAAATTCTGAAAAGTGATATAGTCGGAAAAACGGAATACCCCGACATGACAATGCTAGTACCGCCCATCGAGGAGAACATTCCTCTACCAGAGAATGCCAAGGATGCATTCCCGGATCTATCTGCAGAACAAGAGTTGCAGATGCGGGCTAACGTCATCAAGCTAATGTCTGACCTGACTGGTCAGGAACTCTCCCCTACCAAAGCAAATGCGGATGAAGCCAAGGCTCTAGCGCGAGAGATGATCAACAATCCTCAGTTCAAACCGGACTACGCCAAGTATCCTAATGAGACACTGGCTATGTTGGCGGGTATGGTGGCTCAGATGAACGTCTCCATCGTAGAGGAGCTGTCTGATCTGAAGATGTATGTGGTAAATAAGCTCGTTGCAGAGATAGAAAATGCCCGAGACCCTAAGATTCGTGTCGCTGCCCTAGGAAAACTAGGGGAAATTGACGGTGTGGACGCATTTAAGAAGCGTACAGAAGTAACCCACAAGGTTATGACTGCTGAAGAAGTGGAAGATGAGCTATTACTGACTCTAAATAGCCTAGAAAGTAAGGTAATCGACGTCGAAGCTCGAGAAATAGTGCGTAATGAGCCCAAAACTGACGCCTGAACAGCTATTTAAGCTCCGGCAGGCGCTACCTAGCATGCCTGACAAGCAGAAAAGGCGTACTTTGGAGCTTTTGAAGACATATGATGCCCAAATAACCCAAAATTTGAGTAAGGAGAGCTTTCTTGACTTCGTTAAACATGTATATCCGGGCTATAAGGTGGGGCCGCACCATCTCAAACTGGCTCAAATTTTTGAAGATATCGCTAACGGTAAGAAAAAACGTGTCATCGTTAATATCGCTCCGCGCCATGGTAAGTCAGAACTTATATCCTACCTCGCTCCTGCGTGGTTCTTGGGTAAGTTTCCACAGAAGAAAATCATCATGTCGTCTCACACGGCGGATCTGGCTGTTCAGTTTGGGCGTCGTGTGCGTAACCTCGTTGGATCGGAAAATTATCGGGACATATTTCCGCAAGTAGAACTGCAAGCTGACTCGAAGTCGGCCTCACGGTGGGGGACTAACTTTAATGGTGAATATTTTGCTATTGGTGTGGGCGGTGCTCTTGCTGGTAGGGGCGCGGACTTATTTATCATTGATGACCCCCACTCTGAGCAAGAAGCGAAGACGGGTCGTCCAGATGTATTTCTTCCTGCTTGGGAGTGGTTCCAGTCTGGCCCTCTCCAACGTCTTATGCCGGGCGGTGCCATTATCGTAGTGATGACACGCTGGTCCAAACTGGACTTAACGGGCATGATCGTCAACCAGATGGAGCGCAACGAGGATGTAGATCCTTGGGAGGTCGTGGAGTTCCCTGCTATTAAAGATGACGGGGAAGCACTGTGGCCTGAGTTCTGGGATGTCAACGAGTTGTTGGCAAAGAAGGCGGCAATCGACATCCGGTACTGGAATGCCCAGTACATGCAGAAACCTACCTCAGAAGAGGGCGCTCTAATAAAGAGAGAGTGGTGGAAAATTTGGGATAAAGAGTCCCCTCCCCAATGCGAGTTTACGATCATGTCACTCGACGCGGCTCAAGAGGCTAACACCCGCGCTGACTATAACGCACTGACTACATGGGGTGTCTTCTTTAACGAGGAGACGAATAATTACGCCATCATTTTGTTAAACGCTATTAAGAAGAGGCTGGAGTACCCAGACTTGAAGAAACTTGTGCTAGAAGAGTACAGGGAGTGGGAGCCAGACGCGTTCATGGTTGAGAAGAAATCTAACGGATCGGTTCTCTATCAGGAGTTTAGACGGATGGGCATACCCGTTGGGGAGTTCACTCCCGGTAAGGGACAAGACAAGATTGCTCGTGTGAATGCGGTGTCATCCCTCTTTGAGGGAGGTGTGGTATACGCACCAGACCGCAGATGGGCGAAAGAAGTGATCGAAGAATGCAACGATTTCCCGGCGGGCACCAATGACGACTTGGTGGACTCAACTACCCTAGCACTGTTAAGATTCAGGCAGGGCGGATTCATCCGCCTAGATTCCGACGAACCGGAAGATAATTTCCTGCGCAAATATCGCAAAAAAGCTGCGTACTATTAAGGACACATCATGGCAACAAACATGGATAAATCTTTCTATCAAGCACCTCAAGGACTAGATCAGTTGAGTGAGCAAGAAGAGCCTATTGAGATAGAGATTGAAGATCCAGAAGCAGTGCGCATCAGTACTGAAGACTTCACTTTAGAGATGGTGAAGGAAGAGGACAAAGATGAGTTCGAGAAGAACCTTGCTGAAGAGATGACAGAAGGTGAACTTGCAACTGTTTCAGGCGATCTGATCGGTGAGTTTGATACAGATGTCTCATCACGCAAAGACTGGGTACAGACTTATGTAGATGGTCTTGAGTTATTGGGTATGAAGCTTGAAGATCGTACTGAGCCTTGGCCCGGTGCATGTGGTGTGTATCACCCACTACTTACTGAGTCAGTAGTTAAGTTCCAAGCAGAAACAATGATGGAGACGTTCCCAGCAGCGGGTCCTGTCAAAGCAAAAATCATTGGTAAAGAAACACCAGAGAAAAAGAAAGCGGCAGAACGTGTCCAAGAGGACATGAACTACCGCTTGACCGAAGAGATGGTCGAATACAGACCTGAACACGAGCGTATGCTGTGGGGTCTGGGTCTCGCTGGCAACGCGTTCAAGAAAGTATACGTCGATATCCAGACAGATAGACCAGCGGCGATGTTTGTCCCTGCTGAAGACTTGGTCGTTCCGTATGGCGCGTCTAGCCTAGAGACAGCAGAACGTGTTACTCACGTCATGCGCAAAACCGAGAACGAAGTAAAAATGCTTCAGCATGCTGGGTTCTACCGCAAGATAGATCTAGGCTCTCCCATGAATGTCATGGATGAGGTTGAGAAAAAGATTGCGGAGAAGCTGGGCTTTAGGGCTACTGAAGACAATAGATACAAGCTACTTGAGATGCATGTGGACATAGATCTTCCCGGCTATGAGCACAAGGACGAGAAGGGTAAAGAGACAGGTATTGCTCTGCCTTATGTTGTCACTATAGAGAAGGCAACAGGAGAAGTTCTATCTATTAGACGCAACTGGAAACCTGAAGATGACACACACCAGAAACGCCAGCATTTTGTTCATTATCCGTACATACCGGGTTTTGGCTTTTACGCTTTTGGCCTTATCCATCTCATTGGTGCTTTTGCTAAGTCAGGCACTTCTATCCTTCGCCAACTTGTTGACGCGGGTACTTTGTCGAACTTGCCCGGCGGTTTTAAAACTCGCGGGTTACGTTCCAAGGGTGACGATACACCTATCTCACCGGGGGAGTTTAGGGACATGGACGTCCCAAGCGGAACAATGCGTGACAACATCATGCCCCTCCCCTATAAGGAGCCAAGCCAAGTTCTAGCATCGCTGATGAATCAAATCATTGAAGATGGTCGCAGATTCGCTGGTACTGTTGACTTGAATACGTCAGACATGAGCGCACAAGCTCCTGTCGGTACGACGTTAGCTATCCTTGAGCGTCAGTTGAAAACGATGTCTGCTATACAGGCGCGTATTCACTATGCCATGCGTCAAGAGTTCAAGTTGTTGAAAGAGATCATTCGTGATTTCACACCAGCTGAATATCCGTACGAGCCAGAGTCAGGTGACCGTGCTATCAAGCAAAGTGACTACGACAATGTGGACGTCGTGCCTGTATCTGACCCTAATGCAGCTACTATGGCTCAGAAGGTTGTTCAGTATCAAGCGGCTTTACAACTAGCTCAGACAGCACCGCAGATCTATGACCTACCACTTTTGCATCGTCAGATGCTTGACGTGTTGGGTATTAGAAACTACCAGAAGTTAGTGCCGATGGACGATGACATGAAGCCTCGTGACCCAGTCACAGAGAACATGAATATTCTCCGTAACAAACCAGCCAAAGCGTTTATCTACCAAGATCACCAAGCACACATTGCTGTTCACATGTCAGCAATGCAAGATCCAAAAGTGCAAGCGATTGTTGGTATGAACCCGCAAATGGCGCAGGCGTTGCAAGCTGCAATGATGGCTCACATATATGAGCATCTAGGTATGGAATACCGCAAGCAGATTGAGCAAACTATGGGTCAGACTCTTCCTCCATACAACGAGGAGCAAGACGAAATTGAGATGGCTCCAGAGATGGAAGTACGTGTATCGCAAATGGCTGCACAGGCTTCTCAACAGTTGCTACAACAACACATGCAGGAAGCTCAACAACAGAAGGCTCAACAACAGCAACAAGATCCGCTTATTCAAATGCAGCAGCAAGAGTTGCAGATTAAGCAGGCTGATCTACAGCGCAAGTCTCAGAAAGATATGACTGATGCTCAGTTGAAGCAAGAGCAGATCCAGACAGAGCGTATGCGTATTGCTTCACAAAAACAAAGTGAAACAGAGAAACTTGATAGACAACACGCGTCGGAAGGATTCCGTACAGCGGCGGATCTACATAAGCACGAACAACAGCTTGATAACCAACGCAAGTTGCAGATGATTCAACAAGAGATACAAGCACGACAAGCGCAGAAATCACAACCAAAGAAGAAAGGTGATTGATGTATGAAGTAATCCGAGCCACAGAACATGTGGTTCAAAAAATTGACGAAAAAGTCAAACAACTCGAAGAAGCGATTGGTCGTAAAGCGGCTAAAAGTTTTGACGAGTATTGCGAGATGTGTGGGGAAATTAAAGGTCTGCTCACCACTCGTAACTTCCTAACAGACCTTACAAAAAACATGGAGAAACTAGATGATTGATCTCAGTCAAGCAGTGGACTTGTCGCAAGTGCTGCACAAAAAGGATGATGAGAAAGCAAAACAACTTCCTAAGCCTATGGGCTACAAGATTTTGTGCGCGATCCCAGAAGCCGAGAAGGAGTTCGAGGAGAGTGAAGTTGGCTTGATAAAAGCTGACGAGACTATGCGTAACGAAGAAGTGCTGACCACAGTGCTGTTTGTCGTTGCTCTTGGTCCAGACTGCTACAAGGATGAAAAACGGTTCCCATCCGGTCCTTGGTGCAAACAGGGTGACTTTGTCTTAGTGCGTCCCAACTCGGGATCCAGACTACTAATCCACGGCAGAGAATTCCGCATCATCAACGACGATACCGTCGAGGCTGTTGTAGAAGATCCACGTGGCATCAAACGCAAATAAGGAGCGACACGATGGCTAAAGACGACGATGATTTCAAATTTCCAGACGAGATTGATGAGAAATCTAAGGGTAAACCCGATGATGACTTAGAGATTTCCTATGAAGTAGACGATGATGATATAAAAATCGAAATCGAAGACGATACCCCTCCAGAGGACAGGCATGTCCAGCCTTTGACAGATGAGGTAAAAGATGATCTAGAGAAGGCTGACGAGTCAAAAGACTACTCCCACAACGTCAAAACTAAGTTTAAGCAGTACAAGAAAGCTTGGCATGACGAGCGTAGGGCTAAAGAGTCAGCTTATCGAGAGCAGCAAGAAGCCCTGCAGATAGCCCAGAACATCCTAGAGGAGAACAAAAAACTCAAAGGAATGTTGCAAAAAGGCGAAACTGAGCTTATAGATAACTATAAGACTTCCGCTGAGCTAGAAGTAGACAAAGCAGAGCGCAACTATAAAGAAGCGTATGACTCTGGAGATTCTGATAAGCTTTTAGAGGCTCAAAAGGAGCTTATGCGGGCTGAAATGAAGCTTGACAAAGCAAAAAATTTCAAACCCACTGTACAAATCCCTGAAAATGAGGTACAAACTACCCAAAAGCAACCTGCACAGCAGCAGATGGACCCGAAAGTGTCTGCTTGGGTTTCAGAGAACCAATGGTTCGTGAATCCAAGTAAGCGCGGAATGCGTAGATATGCAGAAGGTGTCCACGAAGAACTTGCAGAACGCTACGGACAAGCCTTTGTAGGCACAGACGAATACTTTAAAGGTATCGACAAAGAGGTTCGCAAACGATTCCCAGAAGAGTTTGCTAGCGAGCAGAACGTTGATGACGATAGGCCACAACGCACAAGACCAAGCACGGTGGTAGCTCCTGCTAAACGCAGTACAGCCCCTAAGAAAATTACGCTATCTAAGACGCAAGTCGGTGTAGCGAAAAAACTTGGAATATCCCCCGAGCAGTATGCTCGTGAATTAGCAAAAATGGAGAATTGATATGAGCGAAAACAACAGATTGAAACGCGAGATGGAAAGCAGAGCAGTGCAAGAGCGCCCTAAACAGTGGCAGGAAGCATCTCTATTACCGGAGCCTGATAAGGAGCCGGGGTTCGCGTACCGTTGGGTTAGGGTTTCTACTTTGAATATGAACGACCCCCGTAATCTTTCAGGCAAATTGCGTGAAGGTTGGGAGCCAGTATCTGTCGAAGAGCAACCCACTATGAAACTGTTAGCTGATCCCAATAGCCGATTCGTTGGCAATATTGAGATTGGCGGGTTGTTACTCTGTAAGACACCTGTCGAGTTCGTGCAACAACGGGATGCTAAGTTCCGTGAGAAAAGCGAAGCGCAGACTCTATCAGTAGATAACAACTTCATGCGTCAAAGTGACTCGCGGATGCCTCTCTTCGCGGAGAAGAAATCTACGACTAGCTTTGGCAGAGGTTCTTAATCTTTCCTTTTGGAGTCTTAAATGGCATTTCCCACCGTTTCGGCACCTTACGGCCTAGAGCCCGTCAACTCGCTTGACGGAAAGCCCTATGCTGGTGCAATCCGCCAAATTCCTGTTGCTGCTGGTTTCGGCACCGCTATTTTTAATGGCGATACCGTTCAAATCGACGGCACCGGTTATTTAATTAAATCAACCTCTACTAATGCTGGCACTATTGTTGGTGTTTGCGTGGGTGGTCAGTACGTTAATTCGTCTGGTCAAACCGTTCAAGCTCAATATATTCCAGCATCTATCAGCACAACTACCAACTATGCTTATGCATATGTTGTGGATGATCAGCAAGCTTTGTTCAAAGTAGCCGTTGTTACCTCTGGTACAACTATGGGTACTGCGAGCCGCGCTGATGTTGGTTCTAACGTCGCTTTGGTGTTGAACGCAGGTTCTACTACTACTGGAAACTCAGCTTTCGCTGTGACATTGACTGGTGCTGGTACTACTGCAACCATCCCATTGCGTGTTATCGACGTTGTTGAACAGACTGCAACTGCTGCTGGTGTTTACTGCGAGTTGTTCGTGAAGATCAACGCCCACCAATATAACAACACCACTGGTGTTTAAGGAATAAATCATGGCTATTTCACGTGCACAACTACTCAAGGAATTGCTCCCCGGACTTAACGCATTGTTCGGCCTTTCATATGCTACATATGATCAAGAGCACAAAGAGATCTACGAAACTGAGACATCAGAGCGTAGCTTCGAAGAAGAGACCAAACTCTCTGGCTTTAACGCCGCACCGGTGAAGAACGAAGGTTCTGCAATCCAGTACGACAACGGTCAGGAAGCATGGACTGCTCGCTATAACCACGAGACTATCGCTATGGGCTTCAGCTTGACTGAAGAGGCGATCGAAGATAACTTGTATGACAGCCTCGCAGCTCGTTATACCAAGGCTCTGGCTCGTTCTATGGCTTATACCAAGCAAGTTAAGGCTGCTGCGGTACTAAACAATGGCTTTACTGCTGCGTATGCTGGCGGTGACGGCGTTGCTTTGTTCTCTAACGCACATCCCTTGGTTTCTGGTGGCTCTAACAGCAACATCCCATCTACTGCATCAGATTTGAACGAGACTTCTCTTGAAGCCGCCGTTATCCAGATCAGCTTGTGGACAGATGAGCGTGGCTTGCTGATCGCTGCTCGTCCTAAGAAGTTGGTTGTTCCTCCATCACTCCAGTTCGTTGCAACCCGCTTGCTTGAAACTGAACTCCGTGTTGGTACAAACAACAACGACATCAACGCATTGAAGAACAATGGTTCTGTTAGCGAAGGCTACACCATTAACCACTTCTTGACCGATACAAACGCTTGGTTCTTGACCACAGACGTTCCAAACGGCATGAAGCATTTCGAGCGCGTTGCTTTGTCTCAGTCTATGGACGGTGACTTCGATACTGGTAACGTCCGTTACAAGTCTCGTGAGCGTTACAGCTTCGGCTGGTCTGATCCTTTAGGTATGTTCGGCTCTGCCGGTGCTTAAAGAATAAAGGGGGCTTCGTGCCCCCTTTTCTATGTACATCATAGAAATATGGTGTATATTCCAAACATCTGGGTGATCCGCCTTACCACCACTGCCCCAGCAGACGATGCAACGATCGGTAAGGTACTTTTGCATAAGGACTAATTGTCATGGCACGTTCCACATTTGAAGGCCCAGTACTATCTGGCACACAGCGTTTTAGCCCATACCGTAACGTAGGTTACGCGCAGCTAGAGCAAGACATTTATATTGATTTTGCCAATACAACTGTAAACACCGCTGGTTATGGCGGCGCGTCTACTCAGTTTGTAAACGGAAACACTATTCCTAACACAAACGCTACCATCTACACAGCGGCAGGTGGAGCAACAAACCCCCCAGTAGCAGTAGTTCCTACCGCTGACACTACATCTGCGATCTATCGCGGTGTGACATTCTGGGTTCCTACAGGTTGTACTATCGAGTCGATTACAGTTGATTACCTTCTTGCATTGACAGTTACCAGCGGTACAACTGCTACTTTCACTGGTGTAGATTGGTACTTCTCTAACGGGTTTGTGACTAGCGCACCTACCTACGCGACTGTTGCTTTGGGTACTACCACTGTTGGCACTGCAGGTCGTAAAACTACTACTTACACTGCGGCTAACTTAACTAACATGTTGGCAACAACTTCTGATATCAACACAGGCACAAGCAGCCCATCTAATCTGTCTCAGATCGTTGGCACTTTAGCTATTGTTGGTGGTGCTACTACTTACACTGGCTTGACTGCCGGTAAGTTCAATATACGTGTTAGCTACATTCAGAACGACCCTAACATCGGTACTGCTACAGCTTACCCATACGGTAACTTTGACTAATCAGTCCTAGGGGCTTCGGCCCCTTGTTTTTAAACAAGGAGATTGATTATGGCAATGCAATATGATGTAAAAGCGGGTCACCTTAACAACTCTGGTTTTGTTGTTTTAGGGCGAAACAGAGTAAAAGCCATTTCTATGGTTGGAACAGCTACGGCTGGGACATTAGACATTTTTGACACCACCACAGCACCTGTTTCTGCTACGTATGCTCGAAGCGGAACAACCATTACTGTTACGAAGAGCGCACACGGGCTGGCTGATGGTTCTGTAATTGGTCTTACTTTTGCCACGGCAAGCGGATCATCTGGAACAAACGGCAACTACGTTATTACAGTAACTTCTTCCAGCACGTTTACAGTTACAGACATTAACTCTGGGACTATCGCAGGCGGTACAGCAGCTGCATACGCGTCCCTTTGGATTGCTAGCTACGACACTGGTGCGTCTGACTTGTTTGGTAATTTTGCGTTAATTCCCGGTGAGGGGATACTAGTTAAAAACGGTATCTACTTTAGTATGTCTAATCTACTTTCTGCCAACGTGTACTATGGCTGATACCGAGAAAAGCATTAATCTAGTGGGGCGCAAACTTATGGTTTGCATTCCCGCTTACGATGGGAAGCTGAACATTGATTCAGCTTTTGCGTTGTCCAACCTAGCCGTTAAGGTTCAGCCGTTGGGGGTTAAGCTCTATCTCACGCACCTCTCGGGGTGCTCTCTTATTACGAAGGCACGCAACTGTTTGGTTGCGGACTTTCTTAAATCCGATGCAGATACGTTGCTGTTTGTAGACGCTGATGTGGTGGTTACCGCTGACGCAGTGCTACGCTTAATGGCGTTGAGCCTTGACAAAGACATCACGGCTGGTATCTACCCACGTCGCGGTATGGATCGCAAGTTCTTTCTTGACTACTACCTAGATGAGAATGGTGCTCTTGAGTTTGACAAGAACGGTCTACTTCGTGTTAAGCGTATTGGAACTGGCTTCATGATGATCCAACGTCACGTTCTAGAGACGATGATTGCTAATCACCCAGAGTGGGCATACGACAACAATGTTGACAATCGAACAGATCACGCTATATTTGATTTGAAGATTGTGAATGGCGAATACTATGGTGAAGACTATCTCTTCTGTGACCGCGCAGCCGAAGATGGTTTCACGGTTTATCTAGACCCATCAATTAGCCTGCCTCATGTGGGGCAGGAAAAGTTCACTCGTAGCTTTGAAGAAGATGTGTTACAGCCCTTACTAGCTGAACACTGCACCCCAAAACTGAAAGTCGTAAATGGCTAAATCACCAGCATGGCAGAGAAAAGAAGGCAAATCGGAGAAGGGTGGCTTGAACGCCAAGGGGCGAGCCTCCGCGAAAAAGCAAGGGATGAACTTGAAACCGCCGCAACCAGAAGGCGGATCAAGGCGCGACTCCTTCTGTGCGAGGATGTCTGGGATGAAGAAAAAGCTAACATCCGAAAAAACAGCGAAAGACCCGAACTCTAGAATTAACAAAAGCCTACGGGCATGGAATTGTTGATATGAACGATATTCAATTAACTGATCGTGAAAGACTGATTGCCAAGGAAGCGGCAAAGCTCGCTATCGAGGAGATGTCTTCGGAGTTTTACAAAAAGATTGGTAAGACTGTTGTGGAGAAGTTTCTGATTGGCGTTGGTCTATTGGTTGTAGGTTTCTTTGTTGGTAAGGGTTGGATCATTAAGGTCTGATATGCCAAGCACGAGTAAGAAACAACACAATTTCATGGCTGCGGTGGCTAACAACCCATCATTTGCCAAGAAAGCCGGAGTTCCACAGTCCGTGGGCAAAGAGTTCAACAATGCCGATAAAGGCAAAACTTTTAAAGAAGGAGGCCGTATGGCTACTACTAAGATGGGCAAACCAACGATGAAACCCGGCATGAGTACCGCTAAAGACGGTATGAAGAAGCCTACCCCTATGGCTAATACAGCTATGAGTGGTATGGGCGGTATGGGCGGTATGGGTATGAAAAAGGGCGGTATGCCTATGAAAATGAAAGACGGCAAAAAAGTGCCTATTTTTGCAGCTAAAGGCGGTGGCATTGAGTCCAAGGGTAAAACCAAAGGCAAGATGATCAAGATGAAATCTGGCGGATATTGCTAAGGAGCTCACCATGGCACAAGGACGTACTGTTAGTAAAAAAGAACTGGAAGATTCCGGTCTTAGCTTGCGTGACTTTTTAAACAAAGAACGTGGGTTAACTCGTAAAGCTCCAGAAGATACCAAATTTGGTGAATATAAACCCCGTCGTGAGCCTAAACCTCTAACTGAGGTTAAGAAACCCGGTACAGAGACTAATTACGAAAGTAGT